CCTTCGTCCGTCATTGAGAAGGACAGCAAGTTCGGCGGCAGCGACGGCGGCGTGACGACCATCGCCAACGTCCGCAAGATGTATCGGGCATGGCGCGCCAATGACGCCACCGAACCGTTGATCCTTGACGACGGCCTGAAGCTGAAGCCGGTCACGATGACATCGGTTGATGCGCAGTTCCTCGAAATGCGCATCGAACAGGTGAACGAGATCGCGCGCGTCTTCCGCGTGCCGCCGCACCTGCTTTTCGAGCTTTCCCGCGCGACGTGGTCGAATGCCGAAGAGATGTTTCAATCGTTCCTGACCTTGACCCTCCGGTCATGGCTGGATGCATGGGAATGGGCTTATGCCCGCGTCCTTCTCTCGCCCGAAGAGCGCGCCGCCGGCTTCTATGTCGAGTTCGTCATTGACGATCTTCTGACGGCCAACGCCGCGACGCGTGCGACCGTCTATGCGCAGTTCCGCAGCATGGGCGCCATGACGGCCAACGAAGTCCGGGCCGGCCTCAACCTGGCCCCGCTTGATGGCGGCGACACGCTGGCAAATCCGAACATCACGCCCGGCACTTCCGCAACGGTTGCGGATTCAACACCCGACAAGGTAGCCGCATGACGCACGTCGCATTCTTCGGCGACGGCGAGCGCGCCTTCGCCCTCCCGGCCGACCTGATCATCGAACTTGAACGCAAGACGGGCGCCGGCATCGGCACGTTGTGCAAGCGCGTCTTCGCCGGGCAGTTCACCCTTGGCGACCTTATCGAGACCATCCGGCTCGGCTTGATCGGCGGCGGCACGACGCCGGCCGACGCCGCCGCGCTGGTCAACGCCTACGCCAAGGGCCGCCCGATCGTCGAAACCTTCCCGCTCGCCGTCGCGATCCTTGAACGCGCCTACTTCGGCGAACCGGCCAATGAGGACGCGCCCGACGCCGGGATCACCGGCGCTCAGATCAACGCCGTCTCTGTCACCGCCACCATGGAGCCGGCCAATGGATAAGCTCTTCCTCGAAACCAAGTTCATGGCCGGCGACAGCGGCGAGATCGAAGGCCTCGCGTGGCCGTTCGGCTCGCCGGATCGCGTCGGCGACGTCATCGAAAAGGGCGCCTTCGCCGACGCCAAGCTGCCGTTGCCGATGCTCTTCGGCCATGACCAGAACGATCCTGTCGGCGTCTGGACGGAAGCAACAGAGCGCCCGGACGGTTTGCACCTGAAGGGCAAGTTGCTTGTCGAGGACGTCGCCCGCGCCCGTGAAGTGCGCGCCCTTGTGCAGTCGGGCGCCGTGCGCGGGATCAGCGTCGGCTTCGTCACGCGCAAGGCGCTCGCCCGTCCCGGCGGCGGCCGGACCATCTCGAAACTCGAATTACTGGAGGCGTCCCTTGTGGCGCTCCCCATGCATCCCGGCGCGCGGATCACGTCTGCGAAGTCGGCAGTCAAGGCGCTCGCGATTGCCGACGCCATCAACCGCGCCACGGCGCTCTTCTCTCAGAGGACTTGAAATGCAGCACGTATCCCCGCTTGAACTGAAAGGCGATGACGACGCCGACAACATCGTCACCAAGGCGCTCGCCGACTTCCGCACGGTCGTCGAACAGCGTCTGACCAGCGTCGAGGCGAAGGCCGGCGACGCGGTCAAGCTCACGGAACGCTTCGACAAGCTCGAGGCCAAGTTCAACCGCCCGGCCGCCGCGAACTCGAATGTTCCGGCCGCCGACAATGACAACGGTATCGAGCGCAAGGCGTTCGGCACCTACCTTCGCCACGGCAACCAGACGCCGATCGATGACCTGAAGGCGCTCACGGTTTCGAGCGATCCGCAGGCCGGCTATCTGGCCCCGGCGGAAATGTCGTCGGAGTTCATCCGCGATCTGGTCGAGTTCTCGCCGATCCGCAACTATGCGTCGACGCGCACGACCGGCGCGCCGTCCGTCAAATATCCCCGCCGCAGCGGCATCACCAATGCGCAGTGGGAGGGCGAGACCGAGGAAGCCGGCGAGTCCAGCGTTTCGTTCGGCCTGATGGAAGTGCCCGTCCACGCGGTGCGCACCTTCGTCGACATCTCGAATGAGCTTCTCGCCGACAGTGGCGGCGCGGCCGAAGCGGAAGTCCGCCTCGCGCTCGCCGAAGATTTCGGCCTGAAGGAAGCCGTCGCCTTCGTCGGCGGCACGGGCGTCAAGCAGCCGGAAGGCCTGATGACGCATGCGGACATTCTGCACACCGTCAACGGCCACGCCACGAACCTCAGCGCCGACAAGCTGATCGACCTCCTGTATGCGCTCCCGGCCGCTTACCGGAACGCATCGGGCGCCGCCTGGGCGATGAACGGCACGACGCTTGCCGCCGTGCGCAAGCTGAAGGACGGGCAGAACAACTATCTGTGGCAGCCGTCCTATCAGGCCGGTCAGCCCGAAACGGTTCTCGGCAAGCCCGTCATCGAAATGGTCGACATGCCGGACATCGGCGACGGCAACTTCCCGATCATCTTCGGCGACTTCAGCGCCTATCGCATCGTCGACCGGCTCGCCCTGTCGGTCCTGTCGGACCCGTTCACTCAGGCGCGCAAGGGCATCACCCGCATTCACGCGACCCGGCGCACCGGCGGCCGCGTGCTTCAGGGCGCGCGCTTCCGCAAGCTGAAGACGGCCACGGCCTAAGCCCGATCGAAGAAAGGACAATCATCATGCGTGATCTTTATTCCAACATCGGCGCCGCCCTCGCCATCGTCCCCGCCGTCAAGGCGGCGGCCGAGACCGGCGTCGCTATCGATCTGAAGGGCTTCGGCCGCGTCGCGTTCGTGGTCAACACCGGCGCGATCGTCGGCGCTGGCGACTTCGGCGTGAAGGTGCAGGAGTCCGACACGGACCAGACCGGCGACTTCACCGACGCCGCCGCTGCCGTGGTCGACACCAACGCCCCGGCCACGCTGGCGGCGTCGGCCGCCTACAAGCTCGGCTATCGCGGCCACAAGCGCTATGTGCGCCTCGCGCTGACCAAGGCGGGCGGAACGTCCATCGCGGCCGGCGCCGTCGCCGTGCTCGGCGATCCGGCCGTCTCGCCGGTTGCCTGACGGCGATCGGAGATCCCCGACCATGCGGCTCGCAAACGACATCATCGCTATCCCGCTCGGCAGCCATGCCGTGCGCCTGCGACCGTCCTTGCGGGCCGCCATCCGCCTTCACGCGCAACACGATCTGCGCAAGCTCGCCGCCGGCATCATCGAAGGCCACTTCGGCATGGTCGCCGACCTGATCATGGAAGGCACCGACCACGAAACGGCGCATCACCTTGTCCGCGCCATCTCTGCCAAGGGCGCCAAGTTCCTCCCCGAGCTTGTCGAGCCGCTGTTGGCGTTCATCCTCGCCCTACTCGGCTCGGATCACAGCACGGCCAATGAGACCAGCACCGACAAGGCCGACACCACGGCCGATCAACCGGACTGGATTGCGCCTTACCTAGAAGACCTCTTCGGCATCGGCACAGGCTGGCTCGGCTGGTCGCCTGCCGAGACCATGGCGGCAACGCCTAACGAGATCATCGTCGCCAATCGCGCGCATCTGGCGAAGCTGAAGGCGATCCACGGCGCGGCCGACAAGCCCGCCAATGATCCGCGCGAGGAAGTCAGCCCGGACGAAGTCAAGGCCGGTATCGCCAAGCTGAAGCAAATCGCACGGCAGGGTAAGCACAAATGACCCGCCCGCCGCGCCTGTGCTCCTGTGGTAAGATCGTTCCGGCCGGCACGCGCTGCGCATGCCAGCTAACAGCCGATCACGCCCGGAAAGCCCGCTTCGATCGCAAGCGCCCGAACGCCCGTAGGCGCGGCTACACCCGCGAATGGGAGGAAGCCGCGAAGGCGTTCCTCGCCGAACCCCGTAACCGTTGGTGCGCCCGTTGTGGCCAGCCGGCCACCGTCGTCATGCACATCGTATCGATCCGCCAGCGCCCCGATCTGCGCATGGTGCGATCGAACTGGCGCCCCGGCTGCCATCGCTGTAATGCGATCGAGGCTGCACAGGAGCGCCGGCCATGAGCGCCGACCGTGAGCGCGTCCTGTGGGTCAACGTGATCCTTCAGGCCATCCGCGACGCCACCGAGGCGACCAACACCCACAACCCGGAACATGAGCGCACACAGGCCCGCCATTGGTTCCGCCTGTCCAATCCCGACTTCATCGAAGCGTGCCATTGCGCGCACCTTGACCCCGACGCGACCTATGAGAAGGCGCTGAAGGCCATCGCCACCTATGACGCCATGCTCGCCAGCGGCGAGCGCTACCGCATTGCCGAACCTATCCCGGCACCGGCCAAGGCCAAGCGCACGGCCAAGCTCTACACGTATCGAGGCGAGCGCCACACCGTCACCGAATGGGCCGCCATCCTTGACGTGCCGCAGCCGACGCTCA